GGACACACTGCGGAAGGCCAACTACGTTACCGAAGGGGCGGTCGCAGCAGGCGGGACACCGACGACTACCGTGTTCCGCACGAATCTGACCGAGCCGAGTGGGACGTTCGATAACCAGACCTTGCTATTCATCAGCGGAGACCTCGCAGGCGAATCGGCACCGATCGAAGCCTACTCGGTCACCAATGGGCAGATCACCCTGGGCGATTCGTTGACGCAGGCTCCCACGGCGGCGGATGAGTTTGTCATTCTGCCGGATCACGTACACCCGATCGGGGAAATCGCTGACGGCGTGCTCACTCGACAGATGACGGAGGCTTATCGGGCGGCAGGTGTGGCCCCGACGCTGGCCCAAGCCATGTTTGAACTGATCGCACAGATGGGCGATAGGGACATCGTGGGCCAGACTCTGACACTGCACAAGCTGGACGGGACAGCGGCGAAGACCTTCACGCTGAACGATGCCAACAATCCCACGAGCATCACTGAGGCCACATGAACGGCAGCCCGTCGAGTGTGATCAGCATGGGATATGGCTCCTGGGGCAGCCCGGGGCTGGTGCTGACGTTGGGCTATGGGATCGGTGCGGCGGTGGCCGAGACACCGACACCGGTCTGGCGGGCGAGGGGACGGCCTGAGACAATGCGATCCATCCGGCCCGACGTGGCACGGGGCAGACAACGGCCAGACGTGGGGAGGGCTTACCGATGATTGCGGCAGAGCGGATCTTGTGGAAACACCCGGACGAGTCGGTCCTATTCGGGTTAGACTTTGGCAACCTGTTGGCCAGTGCCGAAACGCTGTCATCGGTGACCGTGACCGCGACTCCATCAGGTCTGACGATCGGTTCGCCATCTGTGCAGGCATCGGCCTTCGCTGATGAGTTCACCGGGGCACAGGTTGCAGCCAACGAGGGCGCGAAAGTGCGGATCAGCGGGGGGACTGCCGGGACCGACTACGTGCTGACATGCACGGCCACGACGAGCGGGAGTAACACGCGGGTGTTTGTGGCCACATTGCAGGTGAGATCGTCGTGAAAATTCGAGACCGGATCAAGGAACTGCGGCGGGTCCCAGCGGATCAACTCCAGCCCAACCCGAAGAACTGGCGAACGCATCCAGAATCGCAGCAGAACGCCCTGCGAGGCATTCTGAGCGAGGTCGGGATCGCTGGTGCGTGCATTGCCCGGGAGACGGCAGAAGGCGGCCTGATGCTGATTGACGGCCACCTGCGAACCGAGACGCTGGGGAATGAGGATATCCCGGTGCTGGTACTCGATGTGACCGAAGAGGAAGCCGACAAGCTACTCGCGACGTTTGACCCGTTGGGAGCGATGGCCGAAGCGGACGCGAACAAGTTGCGTGAGGTGCTGGAATCGGTCGAGACGGCCAATCACGAACTGTCGGAAATGCTGGCGGCACTGGCGGAGGAGCATGGGATTGTCCCGCCCGACTTCGAGCCGGCGAGCATCGACGATCAGGGGCAGCTTGACCAGAAAGCCCCGATCACCTGCCCGCACTGCAATCGGGAGTTCGTGCCGAAATGAACAAGGCCGATTTGAAGCTGGATTGGTGCAGCCATGAAGCCGCGAAGTATGCGGTAGAGAAGTGGCACTACAGCGGGCGTGTCCCCAAGTCGAAACTGGCAAAGGTTGGCGTCTGGGAGTCGGGAAAGTTTGTCGGGTGTGTGATTTTTGGAGTGGGTGCCACGCCGGAGATCGCGAAACCGTTCGGGCTTGTCGCAACGCAGGTCGTCGAACTTGTGCGAGTTGCTCTGTCGAATCATCGGGCGGCAGTTTCAAGAATCATTGCCATTGCATTGAAGATCGTCCACAAAGCTAACCCCGGATTGCGGGTTGTCGTGTCTTTTGCTGATTCGTCGCAGGGACATCATGGGGGAATTTATCAGGCGGGCGGGTGGGCATTCGTCGGGAGCCAAGAATACCACGCATACCGCATTCTCGGGGAAATCGTTCACCCCAGAACTTGCTACGATCGTTACGGCGTCGGCGGTCAGTCGATTCCGTGGCTGAAAGCAAATGTCGACGCAAAGGCTGAACGGATTGCCAACGGCATCAAACACAAATACGTGATGCCCCTAGACGCCGAAATGAAAGCCCGCATCGAACCACTACGACAACCCTACCCGAAACGCGAACGAAGTGCAGACAGCGGCACGCCCGGCAACCAGCCGGGAGGGGGCGGTGCAACTCCGACCCGTTCGCTCCAGACACCCGGGGGTGAAGGATGATCAGGCCAGCCGATGACAAGCCGGTAACGGGGGGATTGGGGGGCGGTGCGAAGCCGACTCCCCCGCCTGTTCCCACTGTGGCACAGATCGACCCTCGGACACCGGGGAAGGATCTGCGGTTGATCGCATCGGCTGTGCGGAAGGGCTGGGTGATTCCCGATGAGGCGATGACCGTTCTTCCGGCTGCCTTGCTGCGGGTGGCGTTGGACAAGAACGAGGAAGTCCGGGCGAGGGTCAACGCGGCGAAAGTGGTCGTGGCGATGCACGGGCAGAACGAGCCAGCGCCGGCGGCTGCGGTGCAGGTGAACGTGAACAGCACGGCGGATACGGTGGCAGCAATGCTTCAGGAGCCGGGATATGTCCGATACGCACAGGGCGAGGCAGTGTCTGACACCGGCACTGTTTGCCCGGGCAGCAACTGACGGGCGGTTTCTACTGCCTCGGCATGTCGCGACAATCTCCGAAGCCATCTGCGACACGATCACCGGCCGCAGCGAGCCTATCCTGTTGATCGAGGCTCCCCCCCGGCATGGGAAGAGTGAGCTTGTCAGCAAGTTCTTGCCCGCGTGGTATCTCGGGGTGTGGCCAGATCGGCGGGTCATGCTGGCAGCGTATGAGGCGACATTCGCGAGATCGTGGGGGCGCAAAGCCCGGCAGGTGTTTGTGGAGTCGGCGTGTCCGGTGTTCGGTCGGGGACTGTCGGGGGACAACTCGGCGGCGGATGACTGGAGCACAACCGCAGGCGGTGGCATGTCCACGGCAGGTGTGGGCGGGCCGATGACGGGGCGTGGTGCTCACCTGCTGATCGTCGACGACCCGGTAAAAAATGCGGAGGAAGCGTTGTCGGCGACGACCCGGGAAAACCATTGGGACTGGTGGCAGTCCACGGCAAGCACGCGATTGGAGCCGGGGGGCGTGGTCATCGGGATCATGACCAGATGGCATGAGGACGACATCTTCGGGCGGCTGCTGAAGGGCGGGGGACAGATCCGGCGGCTGACGTTGCCGGCGCTGGCCGAGCCGGGGGACGTGCTGGGCCGACAGCCGGGGGAGGCGCTCTGGCCCGAGCGGTATCCTGTCCAGCGGCTGGAGCAGATGCGGCGGGAGCGGTCGGAATACTGGTGGCGTTCCATGTTCCAACAACGCCCCGGCAAGTGGGGGGAGAGCAAATGGGGTCAATACCTGGGGGACAAGGTCACGGCTGCCAGGTGGCCCGATGCGTTTGAGTTCGGGGTGGTGGCGGTTGATCCATCGCTGGGTGCCGATGACCGGAAGGGCGACTACTCGGCGATCGTCTTCGTGGGGCGTGCCTCGGGTCGGCTGTGGGTCGACGCGGACATCAGGCGGCGGAGCGAGACGGAGATCGCAGCGGATGCCGTGGGGATGTACGCCAAGCATCGGGCGAACCTGATGGTTCTCGAAGGCAACGGCTTCCAGCGGGTTCTCGGCGAGTCGTTCCAGTCGGCGGCCATGTCTCACGGGATCATGCTGCCACTTCAGACCATCGTGAACACCGGGAACAAGATCCTACGGCTGTCGAGTCTCGGCCCTCTGCTGGCGGCGGACATGTTCCGGTTCAGCGATGCCCCGGGCTCCCGGCTGCTGCTGGATCAACTCGGGGAGTTCCCGCGGGGTGACCATGACGACGGGCCGGACGCCTTGGAAATGGCGGTCAGGACACTGAACGGGATCGCGGCCAACGAATACGACTCGGAGGAACTGGCATACACTCCATGACGCTGGGCCGGTATCGTAGTCTGATCGTGTGGTGTGTCTGTGGGCATCCAATGCGGGTGCGGTCATCGTGGGGACGGGTGGAATACCGCGAGTGTCTGCGGTGTGGGCGGAAGACTAAGCGAACGAGGCGAGACAATGAGCGAAGCGATTCAGGCACTGCTGGAGGCGTTTGTCCCCGAGACGATCGACCGGAGGGGCTACCTGTACGATGACCCGACGTTCGGGTATCCGACGGCGGTCAACCCGTTCACGAGCGTCACCGATCGCAGCGATGGGCGGTTCAAGCCGTACTATGACAGCGAGGTAGACCTAGCCTACATCCGGGGGGCAGCCAGGAACCTGTCGCTGCTGACGCCTGTCGCAACGGCGGCCCTCGATCGACTGGCGGAATACACGTTCGGCCCGGGGTTCGAGTTCACTGCACAGGGTGCCGATCCGCAGTTGGTCGAGCTGTGCCAGCGGGTCATCGATCGGTTTATCGACGACGCGGACATGGTCGGCAGTCTCGATCGGGAGTTGCATCACCGCAGCCGCGAGGATGGCGAGGCGTTCGGCTACCTCGAACTGGGGACCAACGGACGCCCAACGTTGTGCATGGTCGAGCCGGACCAGATCCGCGAGCCGGGCAACACTCGGCAGCTAGAGGACTGGCTGCAGGACTTCGAGGGCGTTACCTCGTGGAGCTACGGTGTGCGGTCCCCGGCCAATCGTCCCGCCGAAGCCCTCGGGTATCACCTGTCGCGGGATGATGGGGGCTTGGACTGGGACTACATCCCCTCCCGCAGGATGGTCCACATCAAGCGGAACGTGAGCCGCAATGCCAAGCGGGGCGTCTCCGACACGTTCTTGGTGGTCGAGGAGATCAGCAGGGAGGCGAAGTTGCGGCGGAACATGGCAGAAGGTGCGGCGCTTCAGGCTGCGATCGCGTGGATCTTGGAGGCTCCCCCTGGGACGTCACAGGCCAGCATCCAGACCCTCGGGGCGTCGGATGCGGTGGCGCAGTACGGGCGGCAGGTGGTCGGCGGTGGCACGAAGAATCAGAACGTCCAGCGGTACAAGCCGGGCACGATCTTGAAGCCGTCGCCAGGGCTGGTGTACAAGCCGGGGCCGATGGGAGCCGAGCGGAACAGCGGCTTCTTGGAGGTGTCGCAGTACGTGCTGCGGATCGTCGGGACGCGATGGGCAATGCCGGAGTACATGGTCAGCGGCGATGCGAGTAACGCCAACTATGCGAGCACGTTGGTGGCCGAATCCCCATTCGTCAAAGCGAGGGAAGCCGATCAGTCGTTCTACGCCCGCGAGTTCACCACCCTGTTGTGGAAGGTGCTGCGGTTCGAGCATGACCGAGGGCTCCTGACTGCCCGGCCGTGGCCAGAGATCGAAGCGATCGTAGACATCGCCGTGCAGAAGCCCTCTGTGGCCAGCCGCAACGCCCGGGAACTGGCGGACGTGTCCCAGATCCAATTGGGCATGGGCGTCGTCTCCAAGCGAACGGCAGCCCGTCAGATGGGGCTCGACTGGGAAGAGGAGCAACGCAATCGAGCGGAAGAGGGACCGACCCCAGCGCCGGCCCCGTCGATCATGCCAGTCAGGGAAGCCGAGGACAGCTACAGCCCCCCTGAGGCGGCCCGCAACAATGCGAGGCGGGTGCTGAAGTGGCGTGATAAGCACGGGGACGCGGTGGCCGGGATGACACAGGTCGGATGGACCCGGGCCAATCAACTGGCATCCGGGGAGAACCTGTCACGCGAGACCGTCGGGCGTATGGCGGCGTTTGCGAGGCACAGGAAGAACGCGGACGTGGCCCCCGAGTTCGAGGGCGAGCCGTGGCGGGATGCCGGTCACGTCGCGTGGTTGGGCTGGGGTGGGACCAGCGGCGTGGACTGGGCAGCGGGGATTGTGGGCAATGTGCGGGAGTCGAGCCTAGACGCTGCTGTCGTGGCGGCGTTAGAGAGTGTCGCAACCATGCCCGAAGCGCGGGCGATTTTGGAGACCTTGCATCAAAGCGAACTGCACGAGAATTGCGGCACAGGCGCGGGTGGTTTCACGTCTGGCAACACGTGCGGCGGTGGTGGCGGAGGTGGTGGTGGTGGTTCTATCGCAGCGGCTGTAAAAAAAAAGACACCCAAACAGAAGCCCAGTCCGACGCAGATCAATGCCGTGAAGGATTATACGACTGACAAATTCCAGCAGGTCAACAGTGAACTACGATCGGGGAAGGTTAGTAAGGATACCAAGACGATTGCCAAAAGCATCGACGGTTATCTGGAGCGAGCGGAAAAGAAGCCCGGGCGGACTCTGCGATCCTTCCAGATTGATACAGGCACGGAATCAGGCCGGAGGATTGCCGCGATGCTGCAGACGGGTGGAACATTCACTGACGATGCCTACGTTTCGACGAGAGCAAAGGCACGGTCTGGCGAGGCTGAGGCGTTCAAGAATAAGGACACCTACAAGGGCAATGTGATTCTTGTCGTCAACGGAAAGAGCG